TGGTTGTGTCGTGGCTGGTCGTGTAGCCGCACCAGCCGAACCGTTCGTTCGTTGACGTGAACGTCGCCGTCACCGTGACGGTTGTGTTTGAACCGCCGGACGGGTACTTGAAGAACGCGACGGCGGTGTGGGCGCCGCTCCCGAGGTTGTTGTCCTCGACCGCCACGACCGTCCATGTGTGCGCGGCGTTGTCAGCCACCGACACCGCCGCGTTCGACGCCAGCCCCGGCAGCGCGATCAGCAACAAACCGAGAACGTCTTGGCCGCTGGTAGGGAACACGATAGAGCCGGTCGCCCACGTCGTCTGAGCGGCGGTGTTCGAGTTAACCGTCGCGAGTTGTGTCGGCGCCGCTAGAGCCATCTACGCGACCAGCGACGTTGCGAGGGAGATCGGCGGCTGGTTGCGCGAGTCACCCTGCGCCGTCGTGTTGATGCTGAACGAGTGGCCGATGTCCGGATCCGGCTGCGCCGACACCGACAGACGCATAAACACCGTCCCGCCGTAGGTCAGATCGACCTGCTGGTCAAGCTGCGTAGCCGTCGCCGTCGCCGAAACGACGGTGAACCCGGCAAGCTTCTGTGCGTCCGGCGCAAGGAACGTGAACACGACTCGGACACCGCCGACACGGGCGTTGTTGAATGTGATGTCCTCATCGATCTGCAACGTGTTCGCGTCGGTCTGCTGCCTCGTGATCGATGTTCCGTAACGGTTCGCTGGCATTTTACGAGTAAATGAAGGGGTTAGGGGGCGCCAAGGTTACGAGATCCACAATCCAAACAGCATAACTCCGCGCCGCGCCCATGATTCCCAATACGAAGTTCCAAGTTCTCGATCCGGTTGTCGTCTCTGATCCCGTTCTTGTGATGAACTGTTTCTCCGTTTCGCAAAGGCCGTCCAAGAGCCTTTGCCATAACGAGTCTGTGCTCCAATACATCTCTAGAGATAGGCCCATGCGGGCGCCCCATTTCCCAGAAGGGATCTTCGGGGTAGAGCAAAACTCTCATGTATCCCTCGCTTGCCTTTCTCGCTCCTCCACCCTTCCAGTTGGGATGATTCTCCCTAACTCGGTGAGCGAAATAGCACTTAGCTGAGCAGAATTTGGTTGTTTTCTCGAACTCGGTCGAGCATTGAGGGCAGGTTTTCATTCCTCAATATTAGCATATAAGATGGACTCACGAATACGTCACCGTCCAAGTGATCTTCAAAGTGTCCGAAGCACCCTTGTTGATCGCTGTGAACGTCGCGCGAGCGAGCATCGTGCCCGCCGAAGAGGCGTTGAAGATCCCCGCTTCCGCGATAGCAGCGTTCGTACCGTCTCCAGCCGCCCAGTCGCCCACGTAAGTGGTCACATTCGACGCTGAAGTGCGCGAAGTGAGCGCGTTTCGGTCGATTTCCGTGCCGAGAACCGTGTTACCGGCCGCTGGAGCCGTGGATCCAGTCCCGATAGCCATCCAACCCATCGCTGTAGCGCCGCCGGAGGACATAACAGCCGCGATATGGGTCTTTCCGGCGTCAACGACCAGGTTGTGTACCGCCCTGGAGTCCTTGAGTGCTCCCGTGGAGTCGAAAACCTCCACCAGAACGTTCGCCACGCCTGTCAGGTCGTCCTTGAGGAGCGTTCCGCGCCCCAGAGAGACTTCTAGAACGTCTGAGACGCGCTGGGTGTCATTCGGCATGACCCCAGTTTAGAACTGGCCTGCGGTTACCCGTAGTAAGCGATTCGGACGACTGTGGCGCTTGCCGCCCAGAGCTTAAAGCTCGCCGTAGGCTCCGAGTCGTAAACGAACACCGTCTGAGTGGGGATGATCATCCCGTGCGTGGCGCTAGGAGTGTCTCCCGCCGTGTCCGTGAACGTGATGTTGCCCGTCACGGAGTACAGAACCGCCCTCCGGGCCTCTGCCGGGATGCTGGGAAGCAGTTCTCCACTTGAGTCCACCGTTACCTCGAAGTGCCCGAGAGGGGTTACGGGAGCCGCTGACGTGTACTGCGCGAAGCTCTTGTTGTCCTGATCGCTGGAAAGGGGCTCCAGGTCACGGTACCTAGACCTGATGTACCCTTGGCTCAGTTCTTTGTCGGGCACTAGGACACAGGGGGAACCACGACAGGCTCAGTAACCACAGGAGAAGTATCCCAGGAAGCATTATCCTTGGGCGGGAAAGCCTTGGCAATCCCGCGGGAAAGATTGTACGCAAAGACCGACATGGCGGTACCAAGAACCGCATACCTATCGGGGAGAGCAGAAACCACCGGAGCAACCATGAAACTGAAGCCCGCCAGGGCGGTAACCCAAAACTCCGTGGTTTTCCAGCCGGGTTTTAGCATGGAGTTACTATAGCAGGATGGCATCCAGAACGGAACTCTTGGAGAGGCTTGCCACAGCCAACCAGGAAAGGGGGCATAGAAGTAACCTTCGGAACAAGATTGCTCCCAAACCCGCTCCTCCCGCGCCTACCCAGGCAAAAGACTCACCGCCCGCAAACCCAACCAGAGAGCTAGCGTCTGTCTGCGCCAAACAGGCGATGGTATCCGGCTGGGACAAAGCGATCCAACGGACGGCTTACGAGAACGACATCTCGGAGATCCAGATGCGCCGAATCCTCGATGAGGCCCTGAAGTACAACGAGAAAGCCGATCCCTCCGGCCGGATCGATGAGTTGAACGACTGGAAGAACGAGCGAAGAGGCGTCTCAAGCCTCTCAGTCTCGGCTACGAGGACGCGCGCTTAGTTCGGCGTGGAGTAGCGTCTCCGACCTTGAACCCATGGTTGTGGAACTGATGGTCTGAGACGATGTTCTCCAGGTCTTTCTGGACTTCCTGGCGCTTCTTCTCTTTCAGGACAGCGTTGTTCACGGTCGCTTCCTTGATCGCCTCCTGGATGTTCCCTTCCTGATAGCGCACTTGGTTGACGATGTCGAAGGAGAGTGGGAGAGGGTGGTTGCCCTTGCGCCATTCCACGACCGTCAACGGCTCGATGCCGTCCCCCATGTGGCTCTTGATCACGAAGTACACGTACCCGAAGGGACTCCAGGCCTTGTCGAGGAACAGGTTGTGATCCATCTCGGTCAGCGCGCGCTGGATACGACCCTCAAGCATGAGGTCGATCACGCGAGGTTCCCTCGCTTCCGCTGCTCCAACATCAGATCAAGCATACGAATCCTAGTAGTAGCCGCGGCCGAAGAACCCAACCAGCGCGAGTACCAAGATCACAATCACGATGATCCAGAGCAGGCTCATCTAGCGAACCCCGCTAGTGGACTGACGCGAGCGTCACTCATTACGCGGCCTGGTTCAGGTTGGCGATGCGGACGAGGCTGTTAGGCGAGTGGAACCCAAGCTGGAGGAAATCCAGGAGCCATGCCTCGACCGGGGCGTTACGCGTGAAGCGCTGGAACTTGTCGCCGGTCATCTCGTCCCACTCCGGGCCTTGCCCGTAGCCGTAGATCGTCATCGCGGCCTTGTTGACGCCGTAAACCTCGCCGGAAGGCGCGTCGAAGTCCGGGATCAGCGGGGCTCCCCGGTAGTCGATGCCCTCCCAGCCGGTGTCCAAGCGGGAGATCTTCGGCGCCCAGCGGAACTGAGAGATCAGGGTCTGACCGTACTTGTCGATAGCCGCCGGATCGCCCACCCAGAAGTCAGGGGACTTGCCGGAGGCGCCCATCACGCGCCGGGAGGCGCCGTCCAGGAGCGGCATGGAGAGGTCTGCGGCGGAAGTCACGCCACCGCGTCCGTCCGTGCCCTGGAACTGAGGCGTGGTCGCCAGGTTGACACCCTGGAAGGTTCCCGAGGTGGCGAAAGGCTGCCGGAGGCCCTGAACGGCGTTGCCGTAAGAGCCCTCGATGTAAACCCCGTCCGTGACAGCCGTGGAGATCGCGGAGTCAAGAGTGATCGTCCCTGCGGCAGGGTTGGTGGAGTTGATCGTGCGGCTCAGGGAGACAGTCGCGCCGTTCGAGCGGGTGAGGATGTCCACGATCCGGCCCGGGTAAAGCTGGTAGAAGTTCGCTGCCGTGCCGACCGTGACCGTCGTGGTCGTGGTGCCAAGGACTGTCACAGCCGCTAGGAGCGCGTCTCCGGCTCCGAAGAAGAACTCGTTCTCCACGCGGGACATCGCGTCGCCAGCGGCGTCCATGTGGAGGGAGAGAGCGTCGCCTGCCGCAGCCCAGTCGCCTTTCTGCGAGGCGCGGATCAGGTCGATGGAAAGCTCGATTGCGTGACCGACGCGGGCCATCGGGATGAACGCGGCCGAGTCGTTGATCTGACGAGCGACGTTCGGCCCTGCCGTCTGAGCGAACGACCCAGTACCCTGCTTCAGGTTCAGCATCAGCGGGACGCGCACCTGGAGCCCTGCGAAGTTCGTCCTGCGAGTGTTGCGCTTCAGTTCGTCAGCGAGAACAGTGCGAGTGCTGAAACTCTTCTGGAGGGGAGCAAGCATGTCCGTGAGGAAGTTGCTCAACGAGGCGGTGGACTCGGCAGTTATGGCCGATCACCACACAAGGATTTCTTTTCGGCAGTCACAGTTGAAGAATAGACACCTAGCCAGACAGTAAGCCATTCCCGCGAAGCGGGCAAGCGGAGCTTTCATTCCTCGTCTTCTGGTTTGCTCCAAGATTCCCAGTAGAGAGCGAACGCCAAGTGCTTGCTCAGGTAAACCTCAAGCGCCTCCTGGCCTGCCACGGCGCAGGCGTGGATCACTTGATCGTCCCACTGTTGGGGCTTCTCGCTCGGCTGGGGGTTGGACTCCGAATCCAAAAGGATACCTCCGTGGTTTCAGTTTACGGTTACGCTCATGCGTCTGCACATAAGAGTAGTTACCCATCTGTAACCAGGCTCCAGAATCCGGATTCTCGTACTCGGGCACAGCCCCAGTTTAACTTGTCTGAACCCAAATAGCCTCCCGGGATACTTTCTTTCCCCTATCTCCCTCCGTGGCCTTGGCTAGGTAAAAAGGTTCAAAGGGAAGCCAATCCGCTCCCTCTTGCTCGCAAACGATAACCTGACCTTCCCTTGACTTACACCAACAGGAAAGTGCTCCGTAATCGATTTTGTTGTGCTTGTAAAGCCTCCCGGCAGGATTTGAGTAAGGCGGATCGACAAACCAGGTGGCAAACCCTTGGGAGGCCTTCCAGTAAGACTCGTTGAACACCTTCCAGTGTCTTATGTATTGCAACTGAGAGGCTATCCGTTCCCTGATTGCCTCTCCCCAGAAAGAGTTTGGTCGTAATCTTCCTCGCATCCAGGCGGCGGGAGATTTCATTGGTTGTACACAAGCCTTGTTAAGCCAGAAGCCCATGAGCCACCGCGCCTCCTGGGGAACTAGAAGGTCATCTACGTTCTGAAAACCAATCGGGAGACAGCGAACCTCCTCCTCGGATACCTGTATCAGGTAGCTCCACACCCCCGCTATGACTGGATCGATGTCATACAACTCCACTTTCGATTCCGGATAGCGCAAAGCGTACCCAGCCGATCCCGCAAACGGCTCTACCAAACGAGAAAACTCAGGTTTGGGGTAGCGAGGAGCAATTCTCCATTTCCCTCCATAGAAGGAAAAAAAAGGTTTGAGAGACATTACAGCTTTGGGTTTTCGGTGGCCGTGCAAGCGTCCCAGCCTCTCCAGAACGCCGCGTGGCACTCCGAGGAGCAGAAAGCCAGCCGGACGGACTCGCGCTCGTTCGTCGCGATCCAGTAGAACCTGTTGCTCGCCTCCTGCTCGTTACACCTGGCACAAAGATCTTCGGGCATGAACACATCAAGGAGAGAAACGTACTCCTCCATCAGAAGATCACCTCCAGTAGTCGTACGATCACGTCCACGATCCCTAGCAGGATCACCACCATCAGCAGAGCAGCGGGCCAGCCTTTGATCTGGGCTTCGTGCCTCATCCTTTCAGTCTACCCATTCCCCCACGGCTCAAACCTGTGCCCGAACTTGCGAAGCAAGCGTTGATCCTCAACTATTCAGCCAATAATCTGGGGCGGGTAGCGCTCGCTCCGCTCGGCGGGGGCCCCAAATTCTCGGGCCGTTCCCCGCGTGCTCAACTATCTCAATGGTTGACCATTAGACCATTAGACCCTTCGGTATCTGACCGCTCGAATGGTCCGACCTTCGGACCCCAAGGGCTACGCCATTGGTCTGACCTTTAGACCTCAATGGTTAACCAATGAACCATTCCTTTCGGCTTGGAGGGATTGGGGTGTCTGGCCTAACTTCTTCGCCACTCGATGTGTCCTTGTCTCGCCGGGTCTCTAGCATGGACCATGAGGGTGGGCGAGTAACAAAGATCAAGTACAAAGTCAAGTACAGATGAGGGGGGAATGAGGGGAGTGGGAGAGGGGAGTGCGTGGAAACCCGATCAACTCCCAGAGTTGGATCCGACGTAGAAACTCCTCGACCGATTCGGAAGTGTCGTGAATCTCCTGGATCCGCTCCAGAAAAGTCATGTCACCGTAAGAGCCAACGCCCAAGTGAGCGGCGAGACCCGGATGCTCCCCGAGAAGAACAATCGCTCCCGTTCCCTCCATCTCTTTGCGGTACATGACATCCGGGATCAGGACACCGAACGCGCACCTAACCGGGGAATCTGGCTCCCCGTTCCACCTGTATCGACATGCTGATCGCGCGGAATCACGAGCAAGTTCGGCACCCGGCGCGCTGAAATGCTCCCGTACCTTGGCGACTACTGCCATACGATCCATTAGTAAGCAACTCCCTTCCCACGGTTGTCGAGCAGGTTCTTCACGCGGACTCCCTCGGCGTACCCTGCTTCATACTCCTCCCAGACCGCGCAAAACTCGTCAGAGCACGTTGTCAGAAGTGCAAGAGCTTCCAGTGCGGACAGGAAATGAGCGGTACGCTCATCCTCGTTCCACGAGTCCTCACCTTCGGTGCCGCGAACGAACCCGACACCGTGAGCGTTCTTCCTGTCCATTATCCGGCCGTCGAACCAGGCAAGTCCCGCGCTGACGCGATCCACGCTCATACCGTCGCTCCCAAGACCTCAAGAACCCGCGCATCGCTCGCGCCGCTCTTCCCGCTGAGTACGTTCTCCATGTTCCGCACCTGGCGGAGCGCGCCCTTCCGAACCCCGGCAACGTGCTGGGCATGAGTGTTGAACGCTTGCAGCACTCCCAGAGCCGTTCCGCGCCACGGTGCCGCCCTGGAATCGCTCCGGTAGAGGTTCGTAACCTCGGCCTGTTTGGTGATCGCCACGGTCTTCCCACGGCCATCCTCCTCGGGCACCGGAACCAGGACGTTCAGCACCTTATCCCATTGAGCTTCCGACACCTGCCAGGCGCAGAGGTGAGCGATTTGGCGGGCCGTCTCTTCGGCCATTGTGTGGACAATCGCGAGAGCCTCGCGGGCATCGCCCAGGCGCATCCCGGAAAACTTGGAATGCCTGAGCTTGAAGGTCTGACCTTCCTCGGACATTCCGGCGGCGAGAGTGTTGTCACAGACAACGAACGTTTGCGTCCGCTTGTACGTCGTGGCAAGCGAACCGTCGAACGAGGTACAGGCAACCAGGTTCGGCCTGAACTCGACTCCCTCCGGAGTGGTGATGTTCTCGGGCATTTCCACGGAAACCCACGCTTGCGCCCGGTTCTTCAGGAGACCCGCCGAACCGATGCCCAGGTCGGAGTCGAGGATCGTTCCGACGTTCGTCAGGAGCCATTCCTCATACCCGTGACCCTGATAGCCCTGCTTGAACACTCCCAGGACTTCGCTGGTATCGCTAGTCACCATGGCCTTACGACCGGGAACGGGAACGAACCCCGAATCCCCGAGAATGTAGAACTCGCGCTCCTCGACCGTGAAGTTGAACAGCCGCCGGGTCACGTCGTCCAGGGGGATCGCGCCGGGGTAGTGGTTAGACTCGGCTCCCTGGTTCTCCTTGCGATAGTGCCAAGCGTTGCCACGCTGCTCGGTGAACCCGATAAGGGTCTGAGTGTTCAACCATTCGAAGGTTTCGGCGCTCATTTGTTGTTGCTCCTCTCGTTTGTGCGAGCCTGACGACTCACCTTGTGATCCATGGGGTACGTGCGAACGTGCTTCTTGCGCGCGTGCCGCGCGGAACCGTCCGCGCTCCTTTTGGGGTAGTTCTTCGCTGACATTTAGTTCTCCTCTCCGGAGACGAGTCTCCAGTTCTTTCGGTAGGTATAGGGAATGAACTTGACGATTGCGGGGTCATCTTCCGTGGCGGTAGAGAATCCCTCGCGAGTCTCTGTCATGACGAACCCGGAGACGCGCGTACCCCGCGCGCAAACAGATACGGGAATGGAAAACATCGTGTCAGCGGTTCTGCCTTGAAACGCACGAACCTTCCCGTCCGGACAAAGAGCCCTACCTTTACAGGTGAACCCCCACGGTTGGGAAAATTCCAGCGCGGTACCGTCCGCGTAGATCACGCTGTCACCTGCTCCGGGTCGTCGGGCACGTACTCGTCGTCGTGGATCTCCGGCGTCCGCCGGAATACGTCCGGCGTGGACGGGTCAGCAAACGGATGATCGAAGATCTCGACCGCCTCGGCGCCGTCAAGCGCGCTCCATCGGTTGATCTGCTCACCGTCGGCCGTCACGGCCTCGACCACGAACTCCGTGGTACCGGCGCGAAGCCACATCGTGACTCGTCCGCCATGGCCGAGAATCGGCCGCTCGTTCACTTCCAAGAAACCCATGGTTGCTCCTCTCGATTGTAGGTCAGTAGTTCGGATCAGTACGTAATCCCCTCGTCCTGTGGGTATGCGGGTTTCCTCATCTTTGCCGTAGCCGGATCCGTACTGAGCGGGTGCTAACGCTCTCCGGGGCTATGCCGTGACCGGGGGGAGCACTTGGTTCGGGGAGCGGCTCCTTCGCTCTATAGCCCTACATGGTGTCCCGTGGTGTCGTACTCCTCTCGTTCGCTCGCGGGTAAAACCACATCGTCACAGTTGTCAAGGGGAATAGCAAGCGATCCGCACACAATCCTTACATCTGGAACAGTACCTCGACCGGAGCGGGGGTCGTTCTCTCTTGTGGAGAGCTTGCGCGGTCAACTACCTGGCTAGTTATCAATGTAGTTGCGGGCGCAAGTTCCCGGGAGCGCCCCCGCCCCCTATCTGATCGCAGCGCCATTCAGAGAATGGCGAACACTGCGAGAAGCGTGGAAACTTCCACTGACGGAAGCTTCGCTTCCTTTGTCAACTGCGTTGACTATCGCAGCGCCAACTGAAAAACCCTCAGCGCTCCGGAAGCTGACTGTTTGCAGTCCTGACGGAACGGCAGGCGCTTTCTCTTGCGATTTTGTAATGGGTAACTGTCCAACCGTCAGTCGTTGCTTCGTCAGGGAGAAACTTGTGGTTTACAACGATCTGAGAGTATTCCCAATTACCACCTCTATCGAACCATCTTTCGAGCAGCCAGATTTCGTCCTTGACTTCAACATTAGGAATCATAGTCTCTCCTTCATCCCGTAACACGATGAGCCTCCCGACCCGAGAGGCTTGGGTTCTCCTGCCGTTTCTTGTAGTACCGCTCTCGTTTCTTGGCTAGATCGCGCGCTCTCTGCTCCGGAGTCCTGGGCTTGGTGCGGTACCGCTTCAGATCCGTAGCTCTTTTCCTACAACTCTCCGTACAGTACATCCGGTCGGCGCGGGTGATCTCGAAATCCACGTCGCAGGACAAGCTCGCGCAGATCCGGTACCCAGTGCTCTCCATGCGTTCGAGCTTGGCCTGCCTGACTAGCTCTCCTACGATCTTACGTTCTTGAGGCGTCACTCCTGCTCCTTGTCCAGGGCCTCGCGATCCTCCTCGGGATACAAGAAAGCTCCAACGATGATCCCGGCCCAGGATGGATCGCCCAACTCCCACTGGGCACGTTCTCTAGCGGCCTGCATCCGAAGGTCGTACTCGTCGTCTGGAATTGACTTTCTTAGTTCCTTCATGGTGTTCCCTTTCAGTTTGTTGATCTACAATACCCTGTAATGCCCAGTACCAAACGCACCACACACAACGTGGGTGGGAAACTTGCCTAGCAGCAAGCCCCTTACCGACATGCAGCGCCTGGACTTCCTGACGGCTCTCGCGCAGGGAACGAACGTCACCGAGGCTTGCAAGATCGCCCAGGTGCCGCGCCGGTTGGTGTACTACTGGCGCGAGGAGGATCCGGAGTTCCGCGCGGCTTGGAAACACGCTCAGGAAGAATGGTCTGAGGTGCTGAAGTCCCTCGCAGAAGAGAACTTGAAGCAACGAGCCCTCGACCCGGACGCCAAGGGCGGACACCTTCTGCTCATGTTCCTGCTCAAGAAACTGGATCACTCCTACCGAGACAACTACAAGCAGGAGATCACGGTCAACAACCCCGGCCGGGAATTCGAGTTCTCGAAAGAGGATCAAGAAAAAGCGCATCAGATTCTGGACAAGATCGTTCAAGAGTCGGCCGAACGCGAAAGTTCTTAACCTTCCGGCCCCAAGATCACAAGCCTAACCCCGCTCTCTTCGTTGCTTTTCTGAACGTGAATCACAATCTCGGCGTCGGGTTTTCTGCCGAAGAAACTGTTAGACCAGGTTGTAAGCCTCACTAAGTCTCCCGGCCTGACATCGTACGTGATTTTCTTCATTACCGAACCTTCTTCCGCATTAGACGACGGTACGCAGCGCTACCCGGCTCACCGAGGGGCGGAACAGGAGGAGCAAGTGAGGACGTGAGCCGCTTGCCGTGGTAGATCCCACGCTTCTTCAAGTCTGCCGCCATCTTCTTGTCCTTGTCTGCGTTCTTGCCGGGCATTACGCCTCCTTGGCTTTGTCGAGGGCCTTTTGCAGCTTGTTAATGAAGTCCTGAATCGAGGAGACTGCCGCTTGTTTGTCCTTGTGAGAGACAGCCTCCAGGATCACGGATGAAATCCGTGGCAAACACTTCGATTCCACTAGAATCCACCGAAAGTCTGAGCTTATGAGTTACTTCGTACCCCATCTTACCCGTACCTTTCTTTGTAGGTTCTGATCTGGTTGCGCGCGTGCTTGAGCGTGATCTCGCCGCCGCACACCTGACGGTACAGTCTGTACTCCAGGGGATCTGATCTGTGGGCCTGCGGCCAAGACTCCGGCCAGAGGTTCTGAGGGCTGTACGGCGCACCTCCGAGAGAGAGAGGAATGAAGTGGTCTTCCTCGTAGTCGTGGACTGTTCCCGTGAGTTGGAGGTCTCTGATCTGTCGGCGCTTCAGGTTCGTGGTGTACCGCTCCGGGGGCCTGACAGTGCTTGTGTACCCACGGACGCACACGGTGAAGTGAATGTTCGACTGGTTAACACGGGGGCTCGTAGCGCCTCGGACCTGAGGAAGATCAGGAGGAACAGTGGTTAGGTATGAGTGGGAGAGTTGGTGGTACTCGGGGCCGACCAGGATCAGCGCGGCTACAGCGCCGCCGATCACAGCGGGAATGTACTTCATGTTTGCTCCCTTCCTAGATGGTTAGAGGCCCGTAGGGGACTTTACTCCCCAAAGGACCTCTTTAGAGGTCCGTCCCAGAAACCTGCGCGTACTACAGCGCAACCCTGCGGAGAGTTTAGCGAACTAGCGTTTACGCATCCTGTTCTCATGAGACTCATCTTACAGTCTTTCGGATGAACTTCAGGGTGCATCTCCCGCACCAACGGTCTCCTGTGTGCGAGCTTGTCACGACCATCCCCGCCTCGTAGTCTCGGGCCGGGATCTTGCGCTCGCAGGTGGAACAGGTTTTGTTAAGTCTTGGCATAGGGATAGAACGAGATGGACAGAAGAACGGCTGCTACCACTGAGCGCAAGGTGATCCCAGCGAGAAGGTAACAAGCCAGTACGACTGAGACACCCCTGAGGAAATACCAGTCTTTCATTTCACTCCCTTGACGTAGTTTCCGAACAAGTGACCACATCTAGTACATCCAGCTACTCCTGGGGGGAAGTACTCCTCCCGTTTGTTGGGCTGGTTCATTCCGCACCGCTCACACCTTACGAGAACTGCTTTCGTCATGGTGTCCTTAGACACCGTACCCAGACGGGAGGAACCTTAAACCCAGGAAGAGTGGGAGAGGTTGGCGCGCTCACTTCGGCCACATACTCCGGCCCTTCGGGAGGACGGGCCTTATACCTCTTCTCAACCCTCTCCCACTCATCCTTGCCCTCATACTTCTCTTGACCTTCAAGCCTTATTTCCTTTTCAAGGAGGCTTTCAGGTATAGCGCGAGGCTGACATCATGGGTACCCTAGCATAAGCACCCGGCGCCATGTTGAAGCTCACCGACGAGCAAGTTCACACGTACCTGATGGGGTTCTGGGGGTTGAACTTCGTACTCGTATGGCTACCCCCCGAGTCCTGGCGGATCCCTTACCTGATCTTCGTGAGCATTTACGCTAACTTCGTAGGTCACTGGTCAGGCCGCTCTGCTGCAAAGTCTGCTCTAGATCCTCAGGTTTCAGAAGTTCTGGATCGGGTAGACTCCGAAACATGATCACCAAAGGTTCCTACAATGACTGACCGCCTCGAACGTATCGACTGGTACCGTCGCTGCCTAGAAGGTGTGCAGGACGGCCACGTTGTACGTGGTCTTGCCGAAGCAAAGGCCGGATACGACAGCGCTATGGATGAACTACGCGCGGATGTGTCCAGTTTGGCCGAGCGCGAACATCTACGGGCCGCGCTGAAGGCAGCGGATACGCAGGTGTCGTCGCTTCACGACGCGCTCTATGAGCAGATCGCGAACGGTACTGGCCGGGACGTGGTGAACGCCGAAATCTGGAAGTGCCACGACATTCTCCGTGTCGCGCTCGGGGGGGCAGACGGTGAAATCCGTCCAGCGACCGACACTGAACGTGCGGCTGTGCGCGAGGGTATGAGGCGGGCGCTCGGGGAGGCAGAAGAAGTTAGTTCGCTCCGAGTATGCCCACGTTGTGGTGCCAAGCAGGGGGCGAACCTACGGGCGACGGAGTTGGGGTGCATTTTCTGTGCTGACTGACGCATGGGAGGCAGACAATGACTGACCCGGGCGACGTGAGGTTGCGGTTCACGCTTGTCATCGAGTACGACGCGAAGCCCGACCATTACGAGGGCGCAGACGGTGACCCTGCCGCGATGGCTGCGATGGACTTGGAGTCGGTCAAGGCCGGTCACCTCTCTCCGTATGACCTCGGTGAGGCAACGCAGGAGACGGTCGAAGTGGTCGCCGGGGAGGCAGACGATGAGTGACTTCACCCGTGTCCGTTGGGACTCACTCGCCGCCGCTCGCCTCAAGTGCCGCAAGAACGTCATCGAGGCTGAACAGAGCGGCGACAGCGACCGCATCCACACCGCCTACAAGCTCTCGTCGTTCCTCGCGGAAGCCCTGCCGGACGCGTGGGCCGCAGTCGAGGAGAAGGTGCCGGACTCTTTTGCCTACGCTCGGGGAGGCAGACGATAGTGAAACTAGTTAAGCTGTTACTCGCGTCAGTCGGCGTGGTGTCGCTGTTTTGTTACGCGCTGATCGGGTACGTGTTCTGGGATCTCAAGCGCTGCTTCAAAACTGCTTCTATAGGCAGATAGGTGGCCAAGTCGTTCTCCAAGAAACAACCTTGCCCGATCTGTCACGGCTGGGCCTGGAACCAGGACAAGAAATGCCGTGGGTTCATGCACAAGTCCGGCGAGGGTTGGTTCTGCGAGCAACCGAACGAGGGCGAAGTGATCCGCCCCCTCGGGTTCGCTTTGTACTGGTATCGTAACCCCAACGTGTTGAAGAAAAACCGCCCGGATGGCGCGAACCGCCCAGGCGGGGTAACCAAGCCGGAGAGACGCGGATGAGCGAGTCCACTGAGCTTCATTTCATGGAATGCGACGGCGAGGATCCGTGTTCCTGCGACCGTGAAGCGGTGGCTCTCGCTCTTGCCGCCTGGATCGAGGAGGAGAACGACGAGGATCTCTCTCGTTGGTGGAACGAGGGGGGCGCCTGATGTTTAAGGATCTGCTGGATGGTGTATGATTCAAGGTGAGAGGGAGAGGCGGGGTCAAGGATCCCGTAACCTACTCAGTTCAAAGGGGTTGGACAGCAAGCCTGCTAGCGGTATGGACTGTTCCCCGGCGAAACCAGCCCCAGCCCGCCCAGAGTCATAGTGGCGGGCTGTGGTGCTTCTGGGTAGAGTGATCGCGTGGCAACGCTCAAGCTGACCATCTACACGATTCGGAGAATCGCATGGCGACGTTGAAGTTAACGACGTATATCCCGCACGTTCCAAGTCCCAAGCAGGCAGCGTTCCTGCTCTATGACGGCCTGGAGGGGTTGTACGGAGGCGCGGCCGGTGGGGGGAAGTCCGATGCTCTTCTGATGGGCGCGCTCCAGTACGTGGACAGGCCGAACTATGCGGCGATCATCTTCCGGCGTAGTTACACAGACCTAGCTCTCCCCGGCGCGATCATGGACAGGTGTCACGAATGGTTGAAGCCGTTCCGGGATGTGCGCTACGACCGAGAAACTCACACGTTCGAGTTCCCTTCCGGAGCGGCGATCACCTTCGGGTACATTCAGACCCCCACCGACCGGCTCAGGTACCAGTCTGCGGAGTTCCAGTACATAGCTTGGGACGAAGTTACCGAATTCCCCGACGATATCGGGTACACGTTTCTCTTCTCTCGCCTGCGTAAGCTGAAAGGTTCTGACATCCCACTGCGCGTTCGATGCGCCAGTAACCCCGTAGGCCCCGGCACGACCTGGGTTCGTAAGCGGTTCCTGGAGTCGGGTAGCAAGGATAGGATCTTCCTCCCGGCCACGTTCCGGGATAATCCTCATATCGACGCGGATAGTTACCTGGTGTCACTTCAGCAGCTTCCCGAGGCCACGCAGGCCCGTCTGATCGAGGGCTCCTGGGAGGCCATCGACTCGGCTTGCTTTCCTCACTTCGATCCTCAGATCCATGTTGTTCCCACTTTCTACCCGCCCTACGATTGGCGCCGCTGGGAGGCGATGGACTTCGGGGTCACCAACCCCACCGCGTGGTATCCTGCCGGTGTTTCTCCCGAGGGCCATGTCGTGGTCTACGGCGAGTACTACAGCCCGGGACTGATCTCAGACCATGCGTCACGAATCCATACTAATCGCGCTAATCGTTGGGGTGAACCTTCTCTGGCTCTTTGTGATCCTTCCATCCAATCGCGGACGGGGTTCGGGATCGGCTCGGCAGGAGGACGTGGGGACACCGTTCACAGCGAGTTCGCCAAGCACGGGATCAATCTCGTACCAGCTAACAACGATAGGCGCGCAGGGCTCGTCAGGATCGCAGAACTACTACGCCCTGACCCCAGCCTCGCTTTTCCCGACTGGCATCCTCGCGCAGCAGATTCTTCTGACCCCGTCTACGGCTCCCCGAGGTTGTTCTTCACGGAGGATTGCCCCGTCCTGGCAGACCAGGTCAGGTTCGCTCCGCTGGATGCGGTCACCGGAGAAGTGGTCGATCCCTTCTGGGAAACACGCCACGGACACTGTCTCATTTCGGGAACCTTAGTTACGACTGCGCGCGGTTCTATTCCAATTGAGTCGGTTGCCACTTCTGACAAGGTTCTAACTAGACAAGGTTGGAAGAAGGTTCTTTGGTCTGGGGTAACTGGAGAGAACCAACCCGTGTTGGATTTGGGGGGATTGACGGGTACTTATCAACATCCCATATTGACCTTGCGGGGATGGAAGCCCCTTGGTTTGCTACAATCCGATACGTGCTTACTGCTAACGAGAAGAGGAACGCTCACAAACGCGCTCGTCGCGCCTGGGCTAACGCTCATGGAGAGATTCCAAGCGGTTATCACATCCATCACAAGGACAAGAATCCTCTCAACAATGCCCTTGAAAACCTGGAATGTCTCCCCGCCGGAGATCACTTGCGAGAACATTCCAAAGAAAGAACACCTGGGCGTATTTCTTGGCAGGAGTCTTGGGAAAACATCTCTCGTCTCGGCCAGGCGGCGAGCGATTTTAGGACTACTTCCAAGGGTCAAGAATGGGGTCAAGAGTTGGCTCGCAGAGCTTGGGAAGCAATGCGAGCCAGGCCACTCGTTCGCCGTTGTGACCAATGTGGGACAAGTTTTGAGTACTTCACCTGGGCTAGATTCTGTTCGGGAAAATGTAAATCTGCCTATCGCAGGACTAACAGACTCGACTATGAAACAAGGGTTTGTCGTGCCTGTGGAGAAAATTTTGAATGTAACAGGTACTTCGCCACAGGGCACTGTTCTAAGAAATGCGCCTGGATCACCCGTCGAACTACCACCGCAGAGGGTGTACAACCTGGAGATTGAGGATTGTCCAGAATTCTTCGCCAATGGCGTCTTGGTGCACAACTCCCTGGCAGCGTTGAGGTACCTGGTCACGGCCAAGATCCTCCCAGATCGTCGTCCGGAGATGGCAGGATCCCGCGTGGAACGCACCCTGGGCGAGTGGAACCCCGGCGCGCAATGGCGTGAGTTCTAGGTTGTCTCGCTCTGCTGCTAGACTTCTGGATATGGCGGACAAGAAAGACGACGTGAACGCGAACGTGGATGTGGTGGAGGTCAAGCCTCCGGATCCCGATAAGGTCGATCAGGAGTACCTCAAGGCTCAGAACGAGGCCCTGATGCACTACCGCGCCACTGGTGATCGCGGGGTTTACGTCGATCCGGCTCGCGACCAGGAGCCCGATATCGCTCCGGAGATCGGTGTTTCACCGGCTCCTGATCAGGCCAACCCGAAGGCTCCTGACAACGCTTTCTCCGCTACCTCCCTCGATCCGAACCGCAACCCGGTGGTCAAGTCGGTGGGCCGCAAGACCAAGGACAACAAGGAAGCCTCCGAGGCGTACAGCGAGTACGTCCAGCGTCGTCAGGAGAGCTTCGATGCGAATCCTCCGGCGTTCGGCACCGCTCCGGCCCAGCCTGTTTACACGGTCGATGCTCCGGGTACCGCCACGGCGGACGACGACTCTGGGAACCGCGCCGCTCCTGGCCCGGACGAGTCTCCCAAGACCGCCCAGGGCGACACGCGCGCTACGGCGTAACCAGCTGTGGCTCTCTCTTGTATCCAGAGTGGAGGCAATTGGAAGTGCGTGGACGAGCACGGCACGGTTCACTCCAGTCATCCGAACAAGGCCGCGTGTGAGGCTTACGTGGCTTCCCAGGCCAAGAAGGGCTCCAAGAAGAGCGAGGATCACGGCAAGTCCGAGTCCCGCAGTTATTCAGGGCCTTCTTACCGTGGGCGTGGTGGCAAGCAGACTCCTAAGCGCGGCGACACTTACCTTTCCTAGTGCCCTTCAAGTGCATTCAGAAGGGCGGCAAGTGGCAATGTGTCACTGAGGATTCAGGTAAAGTCCACGGCACCCATGACGATAAAGCGTCTTGTCTGAATCAGTTGAAAGCGCTTTACGCTAACGTGCCCGAAGCGAAGAAAGGAAAGTAGATATCGCTACCTTTCGTTGGATCCAGAACGTCGAACCCGGTCAGGCTTGCTTGGTCTGTGGCACCCAGCAGAGCACCAGGGGGTTCGTGGACTTCATCTCCGAGGTCAACTTGACTCGGGACGGTACGGAGATTTCCGGCGTGGCAGACGTGGTTGTTTGCGCTCAGGATCTGGAGCAGGCCGCTCACCTGATCGGCTCTCCGATGCTCTCAGAGGCCCAGGAGTGGGCTTACACGGAGTCCGATTACCAGACCGAGATCAAGAAACTGAAGGACGAGGTTTTCGCCTGGCAGCAGCGGCTCTTGAACCTAGCGAATCTTACTCCCGCAGACTTCGCGGCCCTGCTGCAAATCGAGTCGGCATCGAAGGCTCAGACGACTCCAACCCCGACTCCCCCGGCGCCTAGTGCTACTCCTTAGCCTGCTTCTGAACTTGGCGCTGGTGGGTTTGGTCTACGTTCAGGCCAAGGAGCGCCGCGCCGACCGGCGCGAACAACAGCGGGAGCGTCAGACGTTCATGTCCGTGGTCAAGGACTTTGCAGATAGGATCATGTACACCCAGGACAAACCCTGGACTCTCCCGCCGCGTCCGGCTCCGGTGGATGATGAGGAAACCAAGATCGAGCCGGGATGGGAGGAAGTGTGAACCATGGCTGAAGTAAAGCTGATTTTTAGGGACGGCGAAGAGCCTGGAACCGTTGATATCGACACCGAGTTCAACCCCGGCCTCACGGAGGAGCCCACGGCGGCTCAGTTCGCCGCGTACTTCACAGTCCAGTGGCTGATCAGGGACTACTTCGGCCTTCAGGGCGATCACAGTCCAGTGGCTGATCAGGGACTACTTCGGCCTCCAGGGCGAGGAGTTGCCTGAAGTGACGGACGCTCGGGTCTAAACTAGGCTTGTGGCGCCTGAGCGGGTAACCATCGGCGGCAAGTCTTACGTCACAAACGACGTACTCGTCCCCTGGGCCAAGCGCAAAGATCAGGCTGAGAAAGAAGCCAAGAGTTACCTGACACAGGTGAAGATCAACCGGCTGTTCGCGGTTGGCAAGCAGCAGTTGGACGTGAACACCCGCGACGGACGTGTTGTGGAGGTTCGTAGGCGCGGGAACGTGGAGCTTGTCCAGGCGAACATCCTGGATCAGTACCTGAACACCGCTATCGGCACCCTCGCAGCCTCCGATTACAAGCCGAATTTCCTCTCCCGTCCGGACAACCCGATGACCGAGGAGTTGACCAAGGAACTGAATCAGGCGTTCGCTTGGGGGTGGGAGAACGAATGGAAGGCCGAGAATCGCATCCAGGCCCTCTGGAGGCACCTGGCTATCGACGGGACTGTGGCGGTTAGGTGCCGGTACGACCGGCGCTACGGAGAGATCGTCGGGGACGTGCCGTACAAGGATGGGAGTCCGATCCTGGACAGAGACGAAGCTGCTAAGTACGTGTCCGAACAACACGCCCAGGGCCGCTCGGCAAACATCCAAACCCTGCGCGAGGGCAAGATCAACTGGGAACTGCTGAAGATCGAGAACCTGCTCTGGCCTCCTGGTTACGAGGATCCTGAGTTGTTCCTCTGGGAAATTATCCGGCGCCCTGTATCCGTGGCCGAGGTACGCAATCGGTACGGCGATCTGGCCGTGGACGTGCAGCCCGAGGACATCGAGAACACATCGATGCTGACTGTTGGGTACTCGGACAAAACACCTGTCAAGATGGAAGGGTTCACCATGGTTTACACCGGCTACGAACGGCCGAACAGTCAGTACGAGAAAGGCCGCGTGGTGGTGTTCACCGATGACGCTCTTCTGGATGTGCGGGAGGAGCTTGACCTGGCCGATCATCCGCAGGGCCCGCGTACGGGGTTGCACTACTTCCGCTGGAGCGTGATCCCCGGCCGCTTCCCGGGCAAGGCGTTTATCGAGAACGGAATCAACCCCCAGAAGGTCTACAACAAGAACCTGACCCAGTACAACGCGATTGTGGATCGCAACATGCCGAAGGTGTACATCGAGGAGCAGTCCCTCGCGCGCCCCAAGACCGGCGAACCGATGGAGATCATCGAAGTTCGCCCCGGAGCGCCGCTCCCCAAGGCTGACCCCGGAGTCCAGATCGGCAACTGGATGATGGACGCCCTGAAGTTGTCCGTGGACAACGTGGAGAAAGCCATGGGCATCAGGGGGGTTTCCATGGGTCAGGCCCCGCAGGGTGTGGCGGCGTACTCCGCGATGGCTCTCCTGACCGAGAACGACGCCAAGAAACTGGATCCCGTTAGCAGTTTGTTCAAGACTTCGATGCTGGATCTGGCTTGGGACACCATGGAGCAGATGAAGAACTGGCCCTCCAAGAAGAAGATCCTGGTGGCCGGTGGGGATAACACGCTGGGGAGCTTCCTCTTCGACTCGAACAAGATCCCGGCGCAATACCTTGTGCGGTATACCCGCACCGGCACGGTGCCCAACTCCCAGGCGGCAGAGATCCAGAAGATCAACGACATCTGGAACGCCGCGATTGCCGTCCAGGCACCGCTTCCTATCGAGTGGTACTACAACTCGGTGAACGCCGGTAAGGCCCTCCCGCTCCCGCCCAGCGACAAGTCTCAGGACGCGCACAAAGCCGAGTTGGAGAACGTGATCATCGAGACTACGGGACACGCTCCCCCGGTGGCGAAGTACGACAACGACGCGGCTCATGTTCAGATCCACCGTGTCAACCAGTCCAAGGCTCAGACGCTCGTTGATCAGGGCGATCATCACGCCGCTCAGGTCGTGATCGCGTACGACGTGCATATCCAGGAGCACGAACAGAGCGCGCAGAGCAAGGCCCCCGGCGGGCCGAACCCGCCCCCGAGTGGTCCTCCGGCGCCTCCAGGCCCTCCCGCGCCCCCCTCTCCCACTCTCCCTAGTCCTAACCCGATCAACCCCGGACAAGGCCAGGCAGCGCCTCCTGGTGGTCCCGTGAACATCCCTCCGGGCGTCTGACGCGACAGCGTACCCGGTGGGTCTGGTACTCTCCCACTCATGAGTGAACAAGTTCCTGAGCCCGAAGCAGTACCGGCTCCTCCAGAACCAGAAGTTGCTCCTCCCACTCCCCAGCCGTTCCAGATCTCGGAGCAGGAGTGGAGGAACACACAGCAGGCAGTTAGTCAGATTGCGGCTTATCTCCAGCCCCAACAGGAGGAGTACCAGCCCGATCCCGAGAATCCGATGGAGCAGATGGCGTACTACGTCGATCAGCGGCTCGCGCAGGTCGAGCCGTACGTCCGTTCCGCAGCGAAGAACGCGGGTGAGGCGAACATGAACAGGATGTTCGATGAGATCGCCAAGGCAGAGTCTCTGGACTTCGATCGCGAGCTTGCTTCTCGTTTGTCCGAGAGTTACTTCAACAACACGGGCGATCCAGAGAGGTCTGTTCAGGAAGGCGCTCGCATGGCCGCTGAGATCCGCTCCAGAGAGCGTGACGAAGGGATCAAGAGTTACCAGTCCAAGCTGAAGAAGTCTCCCTCGGATCTTCCGGCCGAGTCGTCCGGCGAGCGGCTCGCTCCTGGCGCGGACACGTACCACGAAGTCGTGGCCAAGTGGTCGGCTTCTACCGAGGTCTGACGACGCATCCTTCGGATGTTTAAGGTTCTGCGTTTCGGGTACAGTGAAACTGTGTCACGGTTCCCAAATGGGTACTCTGGATTGGTCGGAAACCGGAGTCATGCACTTCCGACGTGCGAGGTTTCGAATCCTCGGAACCGTGGTAGACTGTCAAGTGCGGGGGGTTCGGTTGATGGGTTGCACCCAGTAGGCCCGACTCGGAGGCGCAAACTCTCCCCCGCAACAAACCCCTAGGAAGGGAGGTAATAAGTTGGAAAACGTACTGATCAAGGATGTGGCTCCGGCAAGTAACGGGTTCTTCGACATCACGTTCGGAGACGACCGGGTCGTGGCTACTCGCAAGAAGGAACTGGCCGACAAGGCCAAGCTCAACATCGGTGAGGTAGTGGCCGTGAGTCTGACCGAGAAAGTCAACGGACAGTTCACGAATATCTACCTGAACAGCATCGCTTCGGCCGATCCGGAGGCTCCTGCTCCGTCCGACAAGCCGCATCCCTCAGTCAAGAAGGACGATGCCAAGATTGAGTGGCAGGCCCGCCGTTGGGCGTACTCGACTGCGCTGGAGCTCGGCGTGGCGAGCGGCGAGGTTGGTTTCCCGCCGGATGAAGAACAGTGGCTGAAAATCAAACTGGTTGCTGAGACTGTCCTGGGACTCTCCAGGGTTCCGCAGGACTCCTAGTAATAAACCCGGGGCGGGGGTGCAGTTCCGGCCCCCGCCTATCCGTTGAAAGGAACACATGATTCCCATCGATCACCTGAGCGCAAGTTCACTGAACAAGTTCATGCGCTGCCCCGCCCAGTGGCATCACCAGTACATCCTGGGTAACCGCGAGCCCTCGAACAGTTCACTCCTGATCGGGAGTGCGGTTCATGCGTACCTCTCCGAGGTATTCTCGGGCGAGAACCCCGACTTCGACACCATCTGGCTCCGGGAGATCGAGGAAGCCCGCGAGGACGGGCCGATCAACTGGCGCGAGTCGGAGGCCAAGTCGCGTGACGTGGCGTTGGCTCATGCCTGGAGGTACTGGGAGCAGGTCGGTAAGTACCTGGACGTGAAATACTCGGAGCAGGAGATCGAGTTGTTCTTCGATGGCGTGGACGTTCCCGTGATCGGGTACGTGGACATCGAGACCGCTGACACGATCATCGACCTGAAGACCACGGGGTACTTCAAGCGGAACGTGAAACTGAACCGTGAGTGGAAATTCCAGATGGCGATCTACCAGGCCGCGATCCCCAAGCAGGCTGAGATCCACGTTCTCACTCGGGCCAAGACAGACCCCCTGGTGCTCCCGGACTCCACCGGCCACGCGCTCAGCATCCCCCCAGAAGCCCCTGAGAGGGTTTCTAAGGCGATCAGAGACTGCTGGGAGTACATGAACCACCTGTGGGAAACCAGGGGCAACGAGAGGCCTTGGCCGGGTAACCCGAATCACGAATGGGGTTCTAAATATTGTCCCCTGCCAGACTGTTGCGGGAGGTAACATCGTTATGGACTTGACAGATCTTCTCCAATGGATAGCGATTGTCGTGTTCGTTTGCTATGCCAGAGGCTCGGCCGTAAGGGAATCTCGACGCCAGTTGGAGGAGTACGACGAACGGTTGGCGCTTGCTATTAGAAGAGCGTTCGGAGGAGAGAAGATCGATGGATCTTAAAGAATTTCAGGAGTTGCTTCGCAAAGATCGAGGTACGGTCAGCATTTCTGTTGCCATGCTTCTGAAACTGATGCACACCGTGGCTACAGCAGCAGCATTGGTTGACGCTTACGAGGATCCCGAGTTGAACTTCGAGGCACTGATGAGTACTCTCAAGAAAGACCTGATCTGGATGGGGATGAAGTTCGAATGAGCACGATCCTGATCTGTGGATCGCGTGAGTTCACCAACGAGTACGGTCTGTTCGAGGAACTGAAAGAGTACTTTCCTATAGACCGAATCCTTTCCGGGGGAGCGCGGGGAGCAGACAAACTCGCAGAGCAATTCGCCCATGAGCACGAAATCAAGTGCTCTGTATTTGAGCCGGACTGGAAACCCAACGGTACTTACGATCCTTTCGCGGGGTACGCCAGGAACCTCCGGATGCTGAACGAGAATCCCGATCTTGTCGTCGCTGGTTGGGATGGCTTGAGCCGTGGGACGTTGCACACGATCTCGGAAGCCGTACAACGAGGTATTCCTGTTAGCATCGTCCCGGATACGTCAAGAGACGTAGGAGCATAGGTGCAAAATCCCGGAACCAAAATCACGTTTGAGCATCCTCGCACGGTCGAATGGTCTACTCCACCAGAGGTTTTCGATCCTCTCAACGAGGAGTTCGGGTTCACAGTCGATGTCTGTGCAAACGCGGAAAACGCTAAGTGCTCTTGGTTTTTCGACATCGAGCAGGATGGTCTAGCTCAGGACTGGGCGGGGGAGACTTGTTGGATGAACCCTCCCTATGGGAGAGCGATCAAGCTCTGGATGAAGAAAGCATACGAGGAATCTCTGCGCGGGGCAACCGTTGTTTGCCTTGTTCCCGCTCGTACTGATACCGCTTGGTGGTGGGACTACGCGATGAAGGGAGAGATTCGGTTTATTCGTGGCCGCGTTAGGTTTCTCGATGGTCAAAAAGCCAACCCTCAGAGTCACAATGCTCCGTTCCCTTGTGCTGTAGTTGTGTTTCATGCCCAAAAAACGCCGTCGTCGTAAAGCTAACCCCGAGTGGGTTACGACAGAAAGTCGTGCGGTACATTGTGGCTAGACGTAGAAGGAAAGCCAATCCACAATGGACTAAACTAAGGAGGCTCTATGACCGAGACGGAACATACGACCAAATACTTCAAGTCCAAGAAGGATTGTGCGCGATATGTCGGAGACCTCCTGGCAAGCGGAGACTTCACCTGGATCACGATCACCAGACGCTTGAGCTTCGCGGGATACTCTGTTTCCGCTGTAACAGTATTCTCAGAAGGTACATCACCTCGGACTGGCTCCGAAGGGCAGCGGACTACCTAGATGGGAGACTTTACGATTACCGACGATGACTCCATCCCTGGTTTGGTTCTCAACGGGGAGAACTGGTTGCACCAGATCGATAACGCAGACCAGGGATCACCGCTTCCGACGCCGTTCGAGAGTTTGATTCCTAGTTTTGTGAGTGGGAGAGCCAGTGTGCTAGGTGCCGAGACCGAGGTAGGGAAAACCTGCTTCGGGCTCCAGAGTTTCCACCACGTAGTCTCGGCGGGGTTCTCAGCGGCTTACGTGACCCTGGAGATGACGGCATCGGATCTGTTCGAGCGGTTCTGGCAGCGGTTCGGCTCGCGCGAGGCTTGCCGGGAGTGGATCCGGGAGCACGATCCTTACGTGAGCCGGTCGTACCTGGACGCGCATGAGATCGAGGAGATCATCCAGGGCGGGTACGACTTCGTAGTGATCGATCACATCCACGAGATCCCTTTCGACGGGCACGAAGACCTGGGCCGTAAAGTGCGCCGGTTGTTCTCCCTCGCTCCCGAGACGAACACAGCAGTTCTGGCGCTCTCTCAGATGAAGCCACGGAACCCGGAGTTCACTTCCGGCCCGCCGACCAAGCGGGATTTCTCCTGGACGAAAGCGATCTCGGAGAGCGCGTCCGTGCTGATGGCGCTCTGGCGCCCGGATGAGGATTCTCCGAACGAATTGGAGTTGGTCACCCTGAAGAACAGGTTCGGCCCCAAGCCGCTCCCTCTCCCACTCTCCCTCAACTCACGGAGCGTAGCTCTGGACGCGAGGCTTTCACACATTCCTTTCTGGGAAGAGTAAGAAATCCAAAGGTATACTTTATTGTGTGCAAGAGAAAGAAATTCCTAGTAGCCTTGTTGCGGCTATCTTCAAGGAGTGGTGCAACGAGTACGGCCCCACCTACCCGCTGTACGGAAACGAGACTGTCCGTAACGACATCTCCGGCTCGGTCAGACCTTTGCTCTCCTCAACCGAGATCCCTCACGCCAAAGTCCTAGCCGAGATGGTAGGAGTCAGTAAGAAAACCATCACAAGGATCATCTCGGGCGAGACGAAGACGGTCAAGTGGGAGCTAACTGATAGGCTTTTGTCGGCTATGCAGAAAACAGACGCATGGTGGAACGAACTGTCTGAGTACTACTGAGAACCAAGGAGGGTCATGGAGTACTGGTACAGGAACGCTGAGCTTCTGAGAGCGGCTAAAGAGGAGTACGGAAGCCTTGCCGCTGCGGCGCGCGTGATCGGTGGAGTTGACGCCACGACGCTCCAGCGCTGGTGGAACATCCTGGGCATGGAGAGGCTACCCAAGGGCCCCGCGCCGAGACAAGGCAACCAGGAGGCTCTCCAGCGGCTGTACGAGAAGGTGTACGGATGAGGATTCTCAAGCGCGAGAAGATTGCTCCGATCTCTGTAGCCGCAGGAGACTCCATCAGTCTCACGAACGATGGCAAACCTGTTCTTACTAAAACCATTACGAGAAACATGGTGGTCGATGAAGCGATCATTTTCGAGCCGGAACCTGGTGAGTTCCCTGGAATCAAAGACGGGATCGGTGGGTTGTTCGGAGTAGCAGAGTGAAGAAGATCACGGTCTGCAAAGTGCTTCATCCCCTTACCTGTATGTGTAAGGCGTATGAAGAAAACCCAACAGACACGTATTGGCGTCCATGCCCTACACCCCTTTGTGAGAGATTGATTCATAGGTTCTTCCATGCGTAAAGTCGCCTTCCTTCCGGACTGTCATCGGCCGTTTCACAGCCGACAAGCCTGGGAGTTGTTCATGCAGGCGATGACCGACTGGAGCCCGGACGTGATCGTGGTGATGGGGGATCTGGCGGACTTCTACAGCATCAGCAGTTTCTCGAAGAACCCCACCCGGGCTACCAGTTTCGCGGACGAGTTGTCCGACATCCACGCGGCCCTGGACGATCTGGAGTCCCTCCAGCCGGAGCGCAAGTTTTACATCGAAGGGAACCATGAGTACCGCCTGGTCACGTACCTGCGTACCAAAGCTCCCGAGTTGTTCGGCACGGTCGATCTGCTTCAGTACCTAAACCTGGACAAGCGCGGCTGGGAGTTCACGCCTTACAAGCAAGCAACCAAGTTGGGCAAACTCTGGATCACCCACGACGTGGGCAACGTGGGCCGGTACAGCCTCTTCAAGGCCGCTGACACGTTCCAGCACTCCGTGGTCGTGGCCCATACGCATCACATGGGCCTGATCGTGGAAGGGAACGCCACCGGAGAGCACTTCGTGGCCGCTCAGTTCGGATGGATGGGCGACGTGAACCAAGTGGACTACATGCATCGTGTCAAGGCCGAACGATCTTGGACTCTGGGGTTTGGAACCGGGCTGATGCGGGAACACGATGGAGTGATGTACCTTACGCCTCACCCGATCATCAGGTTGGGCGGGAAGTTCTCAGTTGTCCTCGATCAAAAGGAGTACGTGGTATGAAAATCGAAACCGTGACCAAAACAGTCACAACCATCGAGTTGTCGTCCGAGGAGCGCAGAACGCTCGATGATGAGTTTTCCGTTGTGAACGACGTACTCAAGCTAGAGGGTAGGTTCCCGCTTCTGTATGAGATCTGGTACGCACTATGAGCGACGGGAAGCTCTTTGTCTCATTAATCGGCGCAGTAGTGCTGATCGTTGTGGCGTTGTTGTTCTTGTTTCCCGTGTATGGGCGTTACCAAGCCCGCGCGAACGCCAAGAACCATGTCAAGGTGAACGCCACTAGGATCAGGTTCTTCCAGCAGCAGGAGGGCATCGAGCGGAAGAAAGCCGACATCCGCGTGATCCACGCTGTGGGTATCCGCAAAGCCCAGGATGAGATCCAGGCCACGCTGACGCCGTTGTACGTCCAGTTCGAGATGGTTCAGGCCCTGCGTGACATCGCCGCATCCGGCCGGAACAACTCGGTCGTGTTCGTTCCGACAACCAACACCGGGGGTCTTCCGATCATCCCGGGGATCACAGAGAAAGCAGGTAAGTGATGACCGTCCTGGACGAAGCCGCCGAGTTGGTACTCGGAGACCGTGGCAAGACGTACGGGCATCCGGCAGATGATTTCAGGCGCGTTTGTACCGCCGCGATGCATTTGGGAATCTTTCCCGAAAACGGTTCCCTCCAGCACGCGTTGTACATGATCCTGATCAAGCTCTCTCGCTTGGCCCAAACCCCGGATCACCATGACTCCCTAGTAGACATCGCGGGGTACGCTCTGACGTACCAGATGATTCTGGAAAGAGACATGAAACCCCCGAAAGAATACCTCCAGAACGAAAAAGGACAACCAATGGGAAGGTTGTACCCCGAATGAAAGTTGACCTGAAAGACATCCCGGACGATGGGATCGTCACCTGGAGCGGGAGAATAGTCACGCCGCTGCATCCCCTGCCGGAGCAGTTCTGTATCGATGACATCGCGCACTCCTTGGCAAACCAGTGTCGGTTCACGGGCCACACCCGCAAGTTCTACTCCGTCGCCCAGCACTCTGTCCTGGTCAGTCAGATCTGCGATTACCCGGACGCTCTGGCGGGGTTGCTACACGATGCCACGGAGGCGTACATCTCCGACATCGCCCGCCCCCTCAAGAAGCAGGAGGGATTCGGTGACTTGTACTGCGATGCGGAGTACGTCATCGCGCGAGCCATCGGCGTCAAGTTCGGGGTCAACCTCCAACCTCTCCCACTCTCTGTCAAGTACGCGGACAGCGTGATGCTCAGTTCGGAGATTCGTGATCTGATGTCGTTCGAGCCGTACCCAGGAGATCTCTTGGATTACGAGATCGTTCCCTGGGCTCCGGACGTGGCCGAGTTCCGGTTCATGGACAGATACTATGAACTAAGTGATGCCAAGCAAACCAGCGTCGTATAACTCGCTGCATACGATTTCTGTGGAGTTCGAGATCGAGTGCTCTCAGGACTTCGCTGAAGAGCTAGCCGGAAGCATCGACAAAGCCGTCAGGGAGACGCTCTCGATGGAGACTGCGTTCAAGAACTGGGATCTCGACTCTGCGCTCCAGTTGTACAGAGGGACGTTCTTAGCGTGATGGAAGATCTTGGTTACATCTTGATCGTTGTTCTTTTTTTCTTCCTGGCGCTTTACGCGATCTTTTACGGGTGGGACTGATGTTGTTTTTTGGTGTCGTGTTCTGGATCGTTTGGCTCGTAGTCGTCGGAGTTAGTTTTGCGGTTTTGGAGACCTTGGGAATCCTGCACAAAGGCCCTACGTTGTCCACTGTCTGGAAGCGCTGGGAGGATGGCAAGACAGAAGTCAGAGACACCACCATTGCAGTTTCTCCCGGTGGTACTAGGCACTTCGATGTTGGTCAGGATGTTGAGATCAAGGGATTGAAGTACAAGATCAAGTCAATCTCGGGAGACACGATGGTTGTCACCGGCAAGATTGGTACAAAGGTTCGAGTCAAGGGAGTGTTCAAGTGGACGATGTTCCGAGTGGTCACGTTGCTTTCTTTGATCGGTCTGAGCCAGTACCTGATCATTCACTGGGTGGCTGAGCGATGGTGATCTCAGATCCTAAAACGATAGAGCGTTTGCTTGCAGCTTTATCCGGGGAGATCGAAAGAGTCGGAGGAGCGGAGAATCTTTCTCCAGAATGGAAAACCATTGCCAATATGATCGGAGTGAAGTTTCAATGGTAGACACGCGTGATACTAGGGATCCTCAGGAACTGGGTCAAACTCTCTTGGATCAGGCTCCGATGGTTCGCTCCGCTTATGGGGAAGATATTCCCCTGAGCGAGATCTACGACCTACATGTGTCGCACTTCCCGATTCCTGATCATCAGTTAGATTTTCGATGATCCGTCAGGTTTGCGTCCATGGAGTCGATTTCAGTAAGAAGTCCGGCAGTTATCAAATTCTCTGGGAGGTTCTAGGCCGTCGTGGACTCAAACCTGTCTCGCTTGAACATACTTGTCCTTACATACTTTGTCTTGGTGCTCCTGCTCACCGCGCTGTTTGTGGCAGCACTGAAGATCTTTCCGTCGCGCGAGGGAAGATCCACCAAGCCACTGATGGTCGTTTGGTGTTCACCACGTTCCACCCCGGATCGGTGTCCAGGAACCGCCGCCTGCTGCCGTTGTTCAAAGCCGACCTGGAGAGTTTCGCCACCCTCGTCAAGTTCGATTCCGGCTAGGCTGGTACACTAAGACCATGCGCTACTACACCTACAAGGTATCCGCCCTGGCACGGATCAAGCCGGGACAGACTCTCAGGTTCGAGAAGGGCAAGGGTTACTGGCTCTCGGGGGCTCCCACACAGCCTCCTAAGCCCGCTCCCGCTTCCAAACCTTACGCGATGTTCGATTCGGTCAATGTGGAGAATCTCCCTGCCGGTAAGCCCGCGTACGCTGGGTACATCGGGGGCTCCTGGCCGAACTACCCCCAGGTCGTCAAACGGTTCCCTAACGCTCTCCATCTGAGCGTGGCCGTGGCTTCCCGGTACGACGCGGATTGCCTGGATGTGGAGCAGGGCGACGCGACGAACGCCACAGCGGTTCCCTGGGTCAAGCGTCAGCACGCCCGGGGCGTCAAGCAGCCCGTTCTTTACACGTTCCTGGCCAACGCTCAGACGATGATCGACACTCTGGCGCGTAACGGTGTCCCCTGGGGGACGTACAAGCTCTGGATCGCCCATTGGACGTATCACCCGCATATCTGTAACTCGTTCTGCGGCCTGGGGCTGCGCCATACGGCTCATGCCACTCAGTGGACGAACAAATCCGGCGGACACAGCCTGGACGAGTCGCTCTGCTCTCCTGGGTTCATCGAAGTCAAGGGACAAACATGACCACCCCCGCCCAAACAGCAGAGCCAACCTCTCCCACTCCTGATCCCAGAGACAAGACGATCCTGGCCCAGCAGGCGCTGATCGACAAGCAACAGAACGATCTAGCCGCCGCTCAGACGCAACTGAAGGAACAACAGGACGCTCTAACGGAGGCGACTCAGAAGTACCAGTCCCTCCGGGACGACATCCTCTCCCTGCTCAGAAACTCTTGATACACTCCTGAGGTTCGTCCGGGGCCGGAGGTGCGCCAAGACCGGGTAGCGGAGATCCCAGCCTCCTTTAGAGGGCCCTTCGGGGCCCTTGGTCGTTAGCCTCTCAGTTGGTTCAACCTGGACTTAACGAAGTGCGTTAAGTCGGTTGTAGAACTCCAGCATCCTCGGACCTGTCACGTCGGCTGCTTCGCCTAGATGCTTGCCGGAGTACAGCGTGGGGAAAGTCCTATAGTGGTAGCTGTTCGTCGCATGAACTGGATCCACGGGGTCTGTGTAAGGGTTCTCTCCGACTCGGAGCCCCATGCTCTGGGCGAGACTGATAGCCCTCAGCATGGTGTTCGGATCGGTGGACGCGACGTGGATGTGCTCCCCGGTGGAGTGCGTGGGCCCTCCGACTCCCTCATGAAGCAGTTCAGCGAACCGCCAGGGACTCCCCGAGGCCACAGGAGCGTTTCTAAGGCCCTGGGAGGGTTGTACTGGAGTCCTGATAGGGAGTTGACCCACCGGGGGCGGAGAAGACCTTACAGGGGCTTGTAAGGGTGCTGAAGGCCTGATGGGGTTGTTGGCCAGGGCTTGAGGGAGCAGGGAGTACACATCCTTGCCCTGCTGAAGACCTGTAATGATTGCGTTAAGGAGTCCAGCACGCGGGTTTGTGGTTTGAGCGAGTGGGGTAGAACCCGTTGCGAGCGGGGGAAGGGAGCCTGGTGAACTCCCCACAGGCAGCACAGGATTGCTCCCCTGAGCGCCTCCCCCGCTCCCTCCTCCATAGCGACCGAGTGCAGCAGTGGCCCTCTGGATTTCAGGGATAGGAGCGGCGGGGCGCTCGAAACGGTTCACAATGGCCGAAACGGCGGCAGGGCCTTTCAACCCGCGAGCTACTCCACCGATCCTGTCCAATGCGTACTTCAGACCGGCGGGGCTCCAGGCCCACTGATTGATCTGGGTGGGAGACATCCCGCTGAACTTCCCCGTGATCACGCCTCCTGCGTTGTTCAACTGCCAAGGACCGAAAGCGTGGCCGGAGTCTCCAATTCCCCCGGACAGGCCCTCGGAGCTTGCTACGGCCAGCACAGCCGCAGGATCCAAACCCCTCTGAAGAGCAAGGTTCCTGATAAGAGCAGTAGAAGCCACCAGCCAAGTGTAACCCCCTAGAATTCAGGAATGCATGTTTACGACTTGGCAGCGGTGGGGATACTGAACGAAGTCAACATCCCTGTCGCGTTCACGCTCCACACGGACGCTGAGCCGTCCGCAGAACTGATGAACGTGGCCGGTCTGCTGGCTAAGATTTACCTGACTCAAATCATCGGCTACAACGAAGATGACGACACAGACCCTGACACGTGAAAACCTCGACGGCCTCGATTTCGAGGTTCTCTGCGTGCGCTGCAGCGAGAAAACAGGGAACGGGTTCTACAAGCTGAAGAACGAGCGGTTCCACCCCGTGGACTGTCCTTACCGGGGTCGGACTTACTGGCTCTGCGAGGACTGCGGAGAACACTCCGGTCGTTGTCGCCACTGTAAGACCTTTGACCAGTACAGTCAGGTTTAAGGAGAACCGAACCCGCCGCCGAGCCCGCTGGTGAAGCTCCCGAAGTTACTCAGGTTCCCTGAAGTGGGCCGCTCCCCGCGCTTGCCAGAGTGCTTCCCGTAGTGCTGCTGGCGCTTGTACTGCTTGTTCAGTTCTTTGACCCGGATCCCGCGTGGGACGAACGACGGCCCGAGAGCCTGGAGAGCAAGCCAGTTCAGGAAATCGGGTTCCTTGTAGCTCTTGGTCGGAGTATCGTTGACGGCGAACTTGGAACCAGGGCCGGTCGGAATCCCACCACGATCAGCGGCACTAAGGATCTGGCCGAACAACGACTGATCCCACTGGTCTTTCAGAGCCGCAGGAGCGGAGCCCATCCCGAGTTTCATGCCTCTGGACGGGTACCCGGATCCCAGATCGTTGCCGGTGAACGCGGTGTACAGCGTCGCGGGGAGCGGTGAAGCCTCCTGGAGCAGGCTCATCCCCGGGCGAGGTCCTCCACCCCTGATCATCTCGGCAGTCTGGGTAGCTACATCCGTACCGGGCTGGAAGTTGACGATGTTCGCGGGGTTGAGAGCGTGGCCCTTGGAGGTAGGCACCATGTAACTAGCCCACCAAGGAAGATTCCCCAGGGCCGCGCGCTGGTAAGCCTTGCCCTGATGACCGGCATCGGCTAGAAGCGCCGATTGAATCGAGTGCTCGCCGGGGAATCTTGCGCCGTACCGCGTCAGGGCCTTGAACATCGGGTAGAAGATCGGGATCTGGGTCTTCATGAAACTCCGCTCCCTTGGCCCAAGGCGCCCGAAGTCTCCCACGGCCTCGTTTGCCGCCGTGACGTACCGCTGGTACAAGTTCCCGTGCGGGTTCTCGAACATGTCCCGGAACTGCTGCGGAGTAACCACGCCACGATCACGCGCGGCTTTCATAGCCGAGAGCGGCCTGATCTTCGCTTCCGGGTAGTTGGAGATCTCTGCCAACCGACTGACGAGGTTGCCCAATTTACCCCGCCCGACGCCGGACTGGGTGAGAGAACGTGCGGCGGACTCACCCACTGATGCCCGAATGTTTTCCAGGATGTCTTTGTTCGCGGGGGTCTTGAGTTTCCGAAGATCGCGCATCGATTTGATTGCTCCGAGTCCCTGATCCTGTGCGATCATCATCCCGGACTGGACGGCGTTCTGAAGGGCCGTACGCGGCCGGAGGTACATTGAAAGCCGCATCGCATCCATCGGCGCGGCAAGGGCCGGATGGATACCACCCACCTGCACCCTCCTGGCGGGCTGGTTACCCACCTCAAGACGCTTGACTCCCATGTTGTGCAACATCTCGCCCTTACGAGCCCGTCGCGCTTGGACTGTTTTAGTGCGTCCGGCCGTGCGATCAATGGCTTTACCCGCGCCACGAAACACCGGATTCCTGGATGCTTCCACCGTGCGGTACTTGTGCTTGGTGGTTAGTTTCCTGCCAGACGAGGACTTCCTGGTTGTCTCCATTGGAGACTTGCGCAGGTCGATGTGCTTGGTGTAAATAGGACGCGCCTTGCCCGCGCTCAGCGCCTTCCCCAACTGCCCCGTCTCGCCCAGGGTCTTCGCTGCTACACCGGCCCTAGCGGCCATCCCAGCGCCTCCCGAGGCAATCCCCAGGGCGGTGAGGATCGTTCCGAACGGATCGGCGTTGTACGCGCGAACTGGATGCTGAACTGTTCCGACCGTCTGCTTGCCCAAAGTGAACGCATCCTTGGAGAGCGGCTCGGGGTTGCCGAGACCGGCTAGGGCGGCGTCCTTGGAGAGCTTGAACGCGCCCGAGGGGAACCCGGTGATGTCTTCCTGTGCCGATCTACCGATCTTCCCCGCCTGATCTGCGGCCTCATGCACGGCCTTGCCGAGGAACCCACCGATACCCCCACCCCCATGGCCTCCTTTCTTACCGCGCTTGGCGGGCTGTCTGTGCGAGAGAGGCACTACGGCTTCGCGATAGCCCAGTTGGCAGGAATGTGATAGTAACTGCCGTCAGGCGCTCTCGCCCCCTCGATATAGGTGTGGTAGATCTCCTTCCGAAGTTCCTTTCCGGCCGGAGTCTCGGGATTGATCCCCTGGGCGCGGATACTGGCGTTCACCTTGTTCCAGATCGCCTGATCCACGTTTTTGACGTTGTTCGGATCGGTCAAGGTTCCACGGATCGTCCTGGTACCTCCTTTGCCCTGAACGAGAATGTTCCCAGCCACAGACCCGATCACCCTGTTCCGCTTGGAACTACCCGGGGTCTGCCAGGAATCCTTCCCAGCGCCGGTCTTGTTGTCCTTGGCCGCTTTGGCGTCCTTGGCCTGTTGAGCCTTGATCCTCGCAGCCTGACGGGCGTTCGCTGCGTCGATCTGGGCTTGAGTACGTGTGTTCTGTCCCGCCTGACCGGCAGCGGCGATCCCAGCGCGAGTCTCGTTACCGGCGTTGGCGATCCCCGTCCTGACGTTCAAAGTGCTGGACAACATCGCTTCGCGCGAAGCCCTGTCGAGAGCTTTCTGGTTCGCTGTAGCGGCAACCTTCATCTGGTTGATCTGAAGGTCGTACGCGCGCTGCGCGGCTTTGTCATTGGACGCGGTCTTGAGCGCCTGGAGGGTGAGGATCCGCTTCTGGTACTGATCCTGGTCGTGCTGAAGCGCCTGTACGTTGGCCTGCGCTACTTTGAATCTGTAATCCCTGATGCCCTGGTTGGTCTGAGCCTGGAGTGCGTCTCTCTTGAGAGCGAAGTCCCTGGCGTCTACCGCCGAAGCGGCCTTGGTGGCCTCGTCTTGGCGCTTGAGGTTGAACACGTTGGTTTCCCGGTCGAACTGGGAATCCAGGGCCTTCTGACGCTGGTCTGAGATCGCGTTGAACGCTTCTCCCGCCTTGTCGGTGGCGTCCGAGGTGAGTTGCGTCCCCGCCTCCATGAACCCCTGGCGCGCCTGCGCAAGCGCGGACTGGAGATCCTGGTTCGCCGCGAGACGCGCGATTCCCGGCCGCTTCGCCAGATAGGCGTTGGCGTTCGCTCCCTGGTTGATAAGACCCTGGACATCGAGACTATTGCGGGTGTACCCCGCCTGATCGGCTCCCTTGTAGGTCTGTGCCAACTGATCGGCTCCGGGAACAACTCCTCCGATCTGGGCGAGCTTCGCGGCGAGATCTCTGGTGGCGGTTCCGCCCTGGGCTTGGAAGCTGTTGCTTGCGGCGTCTGCCGTGGCTGCGGCCTGCTGAGTAGCGGTCTGGTAAGCCTGTGCTACGGGCTGGGCGGACTGGGTGAGAGCCGCTGCAAGCGCATCGGAGTGCGCCTGGCCTTGAGTGTTCAGGTTCTGTTCCGTAGACTGCTGACGATTCATCAGAGCCTGCATTAGCGGGTTGATCATCCCTCCAACCAAACCCTGCGCCTGCTTCCAGATGGCCGTGGGGTCTACGAAGTGCTGGGTGGGAACCCCCGCGTAAGGATCTGTGGACGCCACAGGAGCCATCGGAGCAGAACCGAGGGGGTTACGAGCAACAGGCAGATGAGTGGGAGAGGCGTGGGGGATCGCCCGGTAATCCACTGCCCTGCGCGCCATCGAGGCCGGTGAGCCCGAATAAAAGTACCCCTGCGGAGACTTGTTGGTGCTCGGGATCGGAGTGACGGCCTGGGGGAAGTACGCGGCCCTTCTGGCGGCGCTCGCCGGATCGCTGGAGTACATGTACCCCTGGCCCGGTAGCGGCTGGGGCTTGAGCGGCTTGAGAGTCTTCCTACGCTGGATCGAAGTCATCCCTCAAATTCTAGGCTATAGATGTGACTTTCTTGGAAATCCAGAACGCGGCGATGAACGACAGGTTCAAGGAAGCACAGCGTTCCGACGTGAAGAACTGGATCAACTACAGGTACGGGCGTGTCTGGGCGCAGGAGGGATGGACGTTCAAGACCGGGGTGAGCACCACAACTCTCCCACTCTCCTCGAACACCATCAGTCTGTCGTCCCTTGGTTTTCAGCGCGTTTACGGGATCTGGGACAACAGTTACGGAAGTTACCCCATCGATATCGAGGCCCTCAGGCCCGAGGACTTTTACAACTGGACAAGCACCTCCAGTCGATCTCCTGTGGAGTACAGCGTCATCGGAGGCAACCTGGTATTCGACGCTCCCGCGTCCAGTGCGAGAAGTATCACGGTGTACGGAGAACGCTCCTGGACTCCGCTCGCCGCGGACGGAGACGTTCCGTTGTTCCCCGCCGAGTTTCATTTCGCCCTGGTTCAAGGCGCGTCGGCGGAAGGACTTCGGCTCCAGAACGATCCCACCTGGAGGGATTTCGAGGACGATTTCCAGCGCGCGATTGGTGAGATGAAGGTCGGGTACCTCTCGGCGGTCAGGAACTACACCGATGCTTACCCCGCTTGGTGCCCTTAACGGTTTGCGAAGCAATCTCCTAAACTGTTTAGATGTCTCAGACCAACACGATCAAGGAGATTGTCGTGGCGAACTTCGCCGGAGGGTTGAACACTAGGGATTCCTCCTCCGAGGTTGCCGAGAACGAGTTCGTGGACTCGATGAACGTGTCCATCGATGAGCGAGGCGTGGCGCACAAGCGTCTCGGGTACCAGCAGCGGTACGCAAGCGCGCTCGGCTCCGGCGTGGCCTCCAACACCTTCTGGTGGGCTACCAGAGGCGCCCTGATCACCCAGATCGGTACGGGAACCCACATGAACAACGGAACGAGTTTCAAAACCTGGACGACTTCCGCCCGTATCGGGATGGCCGAGTTCAACGGCAACCTGTTTATGAACCATCCGGTGGACGGGATGTTCTACTACGACGGATCCACCGTTACGGCTGTAGGAACGGCACCGAAGGGTGATGCTCTCGCTTCCTGGCAGAACAAGCTCTGGAGCAACGACGTGGTCAACCCCGCGCGTGTCTGGTTCTCCGCTGCCGGGGACGGTACTTCCTGGATCGGGACGGCGTTCAACACCATTCGCGAGAAAGACACCAAGAAGGTGACGTGTCTCACGGGCGCGAGCGGGATCGATATCTCGGGTCGTCCAGGGCTGCTGGCACTCAAAGAGGATTCCTGTTACAGGATCTACGACTCCGCTACGGGTGCGTACTCCACCATTGACGCTTCCATCGGCACGGCCTCGAACATCGGCGCGGTCAGTATCTACGGAAGGGTGTACGTTGCGTCTCCGCGTGGGATCTTCTGGACTGACGGCACGAACCCAATGGTCGAAGCAAGCGGGAAGATCGACAACTTCTTCACGGGATCGAGGATCAACACCGCCCGTGCCGATCTCTGCGCCGCCGGTAGGTACCAGGACAAGCTCTGGTTCTCCTACCCGCGCGTGAGCGCAACGGCGAACGGGATCAGTTTCGAGCACCGGCCCGGGGTTGGCACCGGGCAAGGCTGGGTCGTGCCACATTCATGCGCTGCGAGTGCGTACGCGCAGACCACGGATGGCACGGAGTTGGTGATCGCAGACCCCGTGGTTGCGGGACGGGTGCACAACTTCAACGTCACGGGCTCGGACAACGGCACGGCCATCTCCAGTTTCCTTCAGACGCGCTGGATCGAGCCGAACTACGGGAACCTGGTCAGGATCAGGCGGATCAGGTTCGTGGGGAACGGCATCCTCTCGGCCACCTTGCTTCAGGATTACGAGTCGGGGATCTCTCAGGCCCCCCTGGCGGTGAATATCAGTTCGTCCGGGTTCAAGTACGACGAAAGCTGGAAGTACGACGAAGGAGTGCCTTATGGCCCGGGTGCGTTCCAGAACTACCAGGACTTCTACAGCGTCGGGGTTCAAAGGGCGTTCGCTCTATATTTGAGTGAGACAAGCACGATCTCGGGGCAGGGCCGTTCGATCATCGGATCTTCCGCCAACGAGATAGGCGCATGGGAGCTTTCCCATGTAAACGCAATGACGATCAACCTAGGGACACACTGACATCGGAACGAAGTAAGGGACTTACTTATGGGAACTATTACACTCACACTCCCCGTAGCGCATACCGACATCACGGCTGGAACCTTGGCCGGGGATTTCACCACGATCCAGACGGTGATCAACGGCGGCCTGGACAATAACAACCTCGCTCCGGGGTTCAAGCGCACGACGAGCGCGTACGCCGGAGGGCCTCCGGGCTCGCCCACGGACGGAGACATCTGGGTTGCCACGGCAGTCGAGGGTAGCGCGAATCGCTGGAGTTTCCAGTACGAGGCCGCCTGGGTGACCGACGCTTACAAGTGGAAGTTCATCGGCGGTTCTTCACTTTTCCTCTCCCAAGACGGCTCGATCACAGTCGCTGCGACTGCATCACCTTCTCCGGGATCCAACGGAACGGGAACCGTCGCGGCTGTGACCTATTCTCCGACCAGAAGCGGGGTATACCAAGCAAGACATACTGGCACTCTCTCCAACACGACCAGCGTAGGAGTAACGACTTTCATCAGCATGGGGGGAACGAACTACTCTGGTAACTCGGGAATCCCGACGGCCGGAGGATTCATTCCCGCCCTGGCAGAGAACGAGCAGGCTTGCACGACGGGAAGCACTATCGTTCCAACGTACTCGAACAACAACTCGGGAACACTGACCGTTACTGTGCGCCGCCTGGTCATAACTCCTTCTCGGATTATTTGATCCGATTAGAACAACGGGATCAACTGGTGTGTCTCCGGATCCCTGACGTACTGCGGGGGATTCGGAGAAGCCATCGCTTGGAGGAACGGATCCGAGGCAGGGCTGTACGCTAGCCCGGGCTGCGCCACCGGATCGTAAGTCGGAGGCGGAACGTACGCTCCCTGACTATCCACCGCTGAGCCGTAGTCCGTGGGCTGTTGCGGCTGCATCTGAGCCAGAGCGAGCATTAGGTTGTTCTGGTACTCGGCCTGTTGCTGCGCCAACTGGTTCTGAAACGCCGCCTGTTGTGCGGCCACCTGGTTCTGGTAGTCCTGCTGAGCCTGTGCTTGGGCTTGTGATTCCAACTGTGCTGCTTCCTGCTGTTGCGCGTTCGTCTGCGCGGCTACAACCCCCTGATCGGCCTGACCCAGTAGTTGCTCCAATTGGGAGTTCAAATCCGCTCGGGCTTTTGCCTGATCTGTCCCCAGGTTCGTAAGATCCGTGGCCCTCTGGCCTGAATAGAAGAGGTTCTCCTGGTTGCGCGCCTCGGTGTTCTGGCGCACAGCATCCTCGTACTGCTTCTGGAGCAAAGCCGTCTGAGAGAACGGATTCGCGCTAGCCGCCTGGACGGTGTTCGCGTCGAGGCCCAGTCTCTGGCCCACATCGGCCGCTCCGGTGTCGATCACGGCCTGTTGCTTGAGCTTTAGGGCTTCCGCCTGCGCGTCGGCTACGTTCTTGGTACCGAGAGCGCGGATCCTCTGAAGCGTGGGATCGGCGTCATAGTTGGTGTGCAACTGCGGGGCAACGTACTCCGGCGCCGTGAACTGCTTCGCCAGGGCCTGTTGAAGGTTGCTCGTATCGTCCTGCTGGGAACCGAGAGTGGGTCCGTTGGAGACGTAGGGGTTCGTCGGGGGACGAACAGTGACCGTTGGACGATTGGGCGCGGTTGGACGAACGGTCTGTTTTTTGCGGGGGGCAGGCCCTCCGAGTGTCTCCGCGAGTCTCCCTGGAAGCATGGTCTAATCCTAGAACTAGACCTACTTCCTAGCTACTTCTTTGATCGGCCTCGGGCAGGGCTGCGCGGCGTACTTGTTCAAGATCCTGTCTCGGTTCTCCACGGCCGTTTGCACGATCTCGGGAGTTTTCTTGAGGTGCAAGAGCTTCAAGTTCTTGTCCAGGTCGTGGAAACTCCTCTGCGCCTGTTCTCTTTGGGCGTCTTTTAGGTTCTCGATCTCCTGACAGTTCTCCAGGGCCTGGGTGGCGATCAGTTTGTTGATCGTGGTCTGCTGCTCGCGCCTCTGGTCGGACTGCTGGAACCGATCCAGGAGCGCGACTCCGCTCCCAACCATCGAAAGCGCCAGAATCACCCCTGCGATGATGTACAAACAGGTGATCGCTCTGCGATGATGGTCGGAGATTGGCTCCATGCTAACCACCCAGTTTCCCGGTCGCGATCAGGACGGTCAGTGCGAACACCACGGCCGATCCGGCAATAGTGAAGGCAAACCCGAGGAGTGTTCTGCGGAGGGAGTCCACTGTTTCAGCGAAAGTCTCCTGGTTTTTCGTGATCGTGTTCACTTCGTTGACAAACGTAGTCCTGTCCCGGTCTACTTCCCGGCGCCAAACGGAGAAATCGGCCAGTATTTTCTCATACTGGTCAAGTCTATACACAATGTTCACGAAAATCGGGCTGTTCTCAGGTGTCATGGCCACTCACTGTACTCCAGAAGGCTCTGTAAGGCTTTCTAAGCCCCTGATACGAGTTACACGTCTCCCTGGACGCTGGTTTTCTTAGAGAGGCTCCTATGGCCTTGTTATGAGTGGTGACCCAGCCAGTCATACGAGTGAATACTACAGTCATAACTAGATGCGATCAGAATCGGCCGATGACGATGATCTTGCCCCCTCCGGGGCCTCCAGAGTCGGCTAGGAACAGTCCGTTCAACTGCCTGGCGTTGGAATCGAAAACGGTAATCAGGTCTGCGAGGTTCACAGTCCAATTCTGAACCCCTCCCGTGGTGAGCACGGGATCTGCCAGGTCGGAGAGCGTGATCGTGTCCCCGAAAAGCAGGGCAAAACCCTGTGATAGGGAGAGGTTGTCGGAAGTACCCTGCGTGTCGGCCAGCGCGAGCCCGATGCTCAGCGCGAGCGCGTCCGACAGAGTAAGGGTTTCCGCCAGGAACTTTCCGAAATCGAAACCGAGAGCGTCGGTCGGCGTGACCGAGTCCGACAGAGCTTTTCCAAGATCGAAGCTCTGAGCGTCGGAGGGAGTAACGGTGTCGGCAATCGAGACGCCTTTGCCTGTCTCCTGGAGCGTGGAGTCCGAGACAGTCACCGTGTCCGAGACACTCAGTCCGAACCCCTCGGAGGTCGTAATCGTGTCGCTGAGCGTGACCGTTTCGGCCAGGGCTTTCTCGATCACGAAAGCCAGAGCGTCCGCCACCGTCACGGTGTCCGCCAGATGGAGATCTTGGGCGAAACTGAGGGCGTCTGTGACCGTTACCGAGTCGGCCACCGAGATGTTGAACCCCTGCTCTGTGAGCAGACCGTCCGTGACGGTTACGGTGTCATCGACTGGCTGAGCGTAGTCCGTGCCAACTACGATCTCAAGAGGAAGTGCGGTTCTTGGCGGAGAAACCCTTACTACGGGTTGCGGAACCGCACGAATAGGGCGTGAAGCCATGCCCTCAGTTTAGGATCAAGTTACTCGTACCACTTGAAGTACACGTCCAGGATCTGGCCGGTACCCGTGGGGCAGAGAATCCCGATTCCGTTCGCCGTCCCCGCCGAGACGCCGAACTCTCCCGGCTGGAACGTCCAGATCACAGCAGAGCCGATTGCCGCCCCCAGGGAGGCGCGGTACCCCAGATCGGACGACGTAGGAACCGTACCCGTGTGGGACTGGAAACCAGTACACGAAGGAGCTACCGAGGACTGATCCAGCGACGCTTCCGTCAGGCCCGCTCCCTGGGTTCCCGCCGTGGTCAAGCGAGCCAGAGACACGGCGCAGGCCGTCGCGGTCGTGTTGAAGATGCCGATCTCCACGATGTGGAAGTTGACCGTTGCGGAGGCGTACAAACTGATCGCCGGGAGCGTTGCCGTGGGAGCGTTGGTTGTACGTGCCCCTACCGTGTAACTAGCCATAGGCCCATTCTAGAACGAAGTTCTAGCACCATCTTAGGTAACGCTCAGGCCGAAACTGACTTCGGGGATCATAGCCGGTGCTCCTCCTGCCGCCGGTTTGAACGTGGCGATGGACGCCGCCGGAGCCGCCCCTGTCGTCCACGGGATCGACCCGGACGACAACGTCGCCCCTGACCCGCCAGACACAAGCTGGTATTCGAACCCGCCGATACGATGGCGGACACTGTCAACGGGGTTCAAAAGCGACGTCCATCCCGACGACGGCCACGTCGACGGGCCGGTGTCGTTGCCCGACGACACACACATCGAGACGACGCCTAGCTCGCTGTCGACGGCCAGGTTCGTTGACGTTGTGGCGGTGACGGATGTTGCGGTGGCGGCGCCGCCCGCTACGCCGGTCGCGTCATTCGGGGTGGTTGTGTCGTGGCTGGTCGTGTAGCCGCACCAG